CCCTAAAGGGGTAGCTTTGGGTCCGAATGTGGTTTCTGCCATGTTCGTGCATAATTTTTAAACCTTCATCACCCTTCGGGGGCAAGGAGTAGGTAATGCAAAAGTTGATGCAAGACCTTTTCCTCACCACGCCAGAAACTCTCCCTCTCTGCAAAGAGATGGTTAGTTTCTACCAGGTGAGTGACAAGTGGTACAAAGCTGAAGGTAACCAAGGCACTAAGCGTGTCAAGGCTATCGTCAGTTATTTACAGCAGGTGGCTTTGGGTGAAAACCCATCGCCCATAGACCCGTCTTTATGGGTATCTACTGATAAGTCTGGATGTCCTATTTGGATAATCCAGGCTTGTACCACTCTTCGTAAGGGACAGAATTATGGGACGATTCGCAGGATTTTATCTGCTTATCAACCCCATGTTCAGTTTAACGGAGTCCTTACGGACAAAGATATACTGAATTCTGTCACGACCATAGTCTCAAAGGGTAAGAAAGTGGATGACGAAACTATGTCATCTTTTGAAGACTTTCTGAAGTTATTCTTTAAGACTTACGCTTCTGATCCTGGGATGAAATCTCTGTTCCAGGGGCCTAAGAACCTCATTGATAGTACTTTTAAATCAACGGGGCCTCTAACTCTTCTGAAGAAAGGTGCCAATGGCATCTACATCACAAATGTCCATAAGGATATTGTGGCGTTGCAAGAGAGTGGGTTGGAATCCTATATTACGGATTTAGCTCACAGTATTAGTGAGACTACCCAAGGCATTAAGAGTGTCAAATGGTCTACAAAATATCGTGACCAAGTGATAGCTCTCTATGAGAGCAACTCTTCAGACTCAGAGTTCGACGGATGCCGTACTGGCAAAATAACCGTCATCCCTGAGAAGGCAGGTAAACTGCGCATAATAGCGCAGGGAACTTACCCGCATCAGCGTGTCCTTCAACCGATCCATGATTCCCTTTGCTTAGCATTGGGTTCCTTTGTTACTGATTGTACTTATAATCAGGAACTCGGAGTGGACAAAATGAAGGAATGGTCGGTCCGTACAAATCCTTATATGGCCTCTTTTGACCATTCGGCTTGTACGGATCTGTTTCCTGTTACTGTGCAGGAACAAGTACTCAAGTACTACTACAGGAATGCAGGCATCGCTCATAATTGGCGATCCCTCATGGAATCTACTGAATTTTCTTTAACTTTGCCTTCTGGTAAAGTTAGGAAGATAAAGTATGGACGAGGCCAACCTATGGGGTTATTTTCCTCATGGCCGGCTATGGCGCTAACGCACCATTTTCTTGTCCACTTTGCTGTGTATCAGAAGATGCATGGTAAACTTCCTGGTAAACCATTTAAGGATTATTGTATCCTTGGAGATGACGTTGTTATTGCTAATTCGTCAGTGGCCAAATTTTATTTGGACACGGTCCGGGAGTTGGGTATGAGAGTTAATATCTCAAAATCCCATCTTCCTGACTCTCTTCATGGTCCATCCCGTAGTGTAGGTGAGTTTGCGAAACGATTTGTTATCGATGGGCAAGATGTAAGTCCAGTACCAGCAAAACTGATAATGGCAACCTTGTCTAAGAATGGACACAAATTAGTGCCCCTTCTTTGGCGAAAGCTTGCGAAAGCTTCGCTATTCCCATCTCTCAAACGGACCAATTGGTTGTTAAAACGCTACTGGCCAAAAGCTAGTAAGCGCTATCTCAACCTTTTGCTCATGGTGAATTCCTCCTTAGGAGGTTTTGGATACCGTACCGATGTTCCTAAAAATCGATACGTAATCCACAACGGTGCTAACGTTGTCAGCCTTGAGTTGTGCATCATGGCGAACCGTTTCCTCTCAATGAAGAGACGACAAGTAGCTAAGTTGCCCAATGTCGTGACTAAAGACCATAATATTGACCCTAAATGGGCCCTTATGCCAAATTCCCCTCTTAGAGAGGTATTGGCTAACTATTCTGGTCCTTTAGTTCCGGATCGCATTCCATCACTTTCCGAATTCTTTAGTGAAATCCTCTTAGAGGGTTTTAATTCTGACCCACCATACTTAGTGGGTGAGTTTAAGAGAACTATCGGAACTCGGTACAATGAAGTGTTTC